ATTTCTTCCATCTTTTTAGAGAACCAGAGCGAACTGGCGGTAACTGGCGAGAACCATGATCATGATTGGCGTATTGGCAGGGAACAGCCCAGATTGGAAAGTGTGGGGGTTGGGGCCGAGTCTTATGGGCCTTTGGTTGCTCGATGGGCTGAGCGTCATATGCAGATGACTTTGATGCCGTGGCAGGTTCATGCGTTGTCTGGGCAGTTGGCTCATGATGGTGATGGTGTTTTGCAGTTCCGTGAGTCTCTTGTTAGTACGGCTCGTCAGAATGGTAAGAGCGTTGCATTACAGGCGCTTATTGGGTGGTGGATGACTGAGGGTGCTGTTATTCGTAAGGGGCCACAGTCTGTGATGTCGGTTGCTAACAAACTTGATCGTGCAGAGGCCATATTTCCGTTATTGGCAAATATTCTTTGTGAATCTTTTGGGGGAAAGAAACTTGCTGCCATTGGGCGTAAAAGTGTTGAGATGCCGGATGGTTCTCGCTGGGAAATCAGGGCTGCCACTAAAAGCCTTCATGGTGGGTCTCATGATCTAATTGTGTGCGATGAGTTATTCGACATAGATGCAGAAGTTGTGGATTCAGCGCTTCGCCCCAGCCAGATTGCTCGAAAGTCCCCTTTGCTTTCTATGTGGAGTACAGCAGGAGACCAAAACAGTGAAACCATGATCAAGTTGCGCCAGCAGGCCATGGCTGACATAGATAAAGGCCTTCCTAGTCTGTTTTACTTTGCTGAATGGTCAATGCCGGGGCATCTGTCGCCATTGGATGAAAAAAACTATTGCTGGGCAAACCCATCTTTGGGTACGACTATTACGATTGAGGCCCTTCGAGCAGTATCTAAAAAAGACAGTTTCATGCGTGCCCATCTAAATCAGTGGATTACGGCTAGGGGGGCATGGCTGGATTTGGGTGTCTGGGAGAAGAACCAAACCGATATTCCTATGCCTGATGGTGGGTTTCTATCTGTGGATAGTTCTGTGGATGACGCTCGATATGTTGGCGTCAGGGCTGCCGAAGTAGATGGCAAAGTCATTGTGCAAACAGAGTTTGTGACCGAAACTGAAGCAGATATGTGGGCTGCCATTGCTCGTGTTATGGAACATCCAGAGGTGCAACTGCTCATAACGCCAACGCTCGATATCCATGTGCCTTTGTCTTTGCGTAGGCGCACCACAATCACTGGCTATGCAGAACTAACTAAATACACAACTTTGGTGCGCTCGATGATTCATGAAGGCAATGTAAAACACCACGGCGAAACCCTTTTGGCTGATCATTGTGGCAGGGCCGTACTTGTCAAAACCCCTTCCGGGGCTGTGGTCAGCAGCCAACGCTCTCCGGGCCCAATCGAATTGTGCCGTGTAATGATCTGGGCTGTGGCACAAGTTTCTAAACCAAAACAAAAGACAAAGCCCATGATGGTCATCGTGGGTGGCTAAACTATCGGCGGTGTTGCTCTGGGCGTTGTCGGGATGAGCAGGGCAATACCACAATTCTCAATCTGAAAGTGGCATACTTCCATCATGGCTCTGTTCGATAAAAAAGTTACCAAAGCCGCTATCAGTCCTATGCCTGATGTTCAGGCTGCTGTCGGGTATGGCGGTGCCAATATGATTGGTGACTTCTGGGCCTATCAGCAGGGCGAAGCCAGAGCAGCCGCTATGCAAGTAGCCACCATTTCTAGGGCTCGTGATTTGAGCGCTTCAGTTCTTGCATCCATGCCACTTAAAATGTATGGCGAACGCTGGAACGAAGAAGAAGGCGAAATGGAAGAAATACCATTGGCACCTCGATCATGGCTACGCCAACCAGACCCAACAGTTACTTATCCATTTCTTATGGCATGGACATTTGATGACCTTCTCCATTATGGAAAAGCGTACTGGTACATCACAGCCAGAACTCAAGATGGTTTCCCCTCAGCGTTTACACGCATTCCTGCTGGCTCAGTAACTACGCCAGATGTTCCGGGCAACATCCCTTTCGGCCCTTCTAAAGAAGTTATGTTTGCTGGCAACTTCCTCAAAACTGATGATGTTGTGCAATTCCTTTGCCCTATTGAAGGCATTGTTTACAACGGACAGCAAACCATTTCGACAGCGCTGGCAATCGGTGAGGCTCGTAAACGCAATGCCTCATCTGCTATCCCTGCTGGAATTTTGAAGCAAACAGGTGGCGAACCGTTGTCAGGGCAAGAACTTGCTGATCTGGCTGCACAATTCAACACTGCACGAGCAACCAACCAAACTGCTGCACTTAATGAGTTCCTCAGTTACGAAGCGACAACAGCATCACCAGACAAAATGCTGCTTATCGAATCAGCCAATTATTCAGCACTTGAGGCTGCTCGTTTGTGTTCAGTTCCCCCCTATTTAGTGGGCGTTTCTACTGGTGCATATAGTTATCAGTCCTCTGAACAGGCTCGTGCTGACCTATATATCTTCGGGGTGCAACCATACGCTCAGTGCATCGCATCCACATTGAGCATGAACAATGTTCTTCCAAGAGGCACTTATGTCAAATTTGACACCGATGATTTCTTGATAGAAAACCAAATGGCAGACTCAATGGATGAAAACCAACCAGAAGAAAACACACAGGAAGAATTAGCAGAATGAAACTTAACCTCTCAGCAGGCTTTGCCATTGACCTAGAAGCAGCGGCTGGCGATGCGCCAACCCGTCAAATCTCTGGTATTGCAGTGCCTTACAATGTGCCAGCCACAGTGTCTGACGGCACCAAAGTGCAGTTCGCTGCTGGCTCTCTGCCAGTAGATGGCAAAGCACCCAAAATGTTTATGTACCACAACAGTTCAATGCCAGTCGGATTGGTCACTTCTCGAAAAGAAACCAAAGATGGCATGACCTTCGTGGCATCCATTGTGGACACCCAAGCCGGTACAGATGCCCTGACCATGGCTTCAGCCGGGGTGCTTGATTCCGTGTCAGTTGGCGTAAATGTGCTCGAAAGTTACAACGATAAGAACGGCACCATGATCGTTACGGCAGCCGATTGGTTAGAACTCTCGCTGGTGCCTATCCCGGCATTTTCGGGCGCACTCGTAGAATCCGTGTTTGCGTCAAATGAATCTGTTACCATTCCAGAAGAACAGGCACCCGATGAGTCTGAAGAAACCGAACCACAGGAGAATCCAGTGTCAGAACCAATCATCGAAGCCTCAGCACCTGAGTCAATTCCAACTTCACCTTTGTATGCACAAGCAGCACGAGAGTTCACACTGCCTTCAGCAGGTGAGTTCATGGCAGCACTTCATTCTGGTGGCCAGACTTTTGCAAACATGAACAAAGCAGTTGCTGATTACACAGCATCAAAGCGCACAAACATTCAAGCAGCCGCCGGTGATGTTCTTACCACTGACACACCGGGTCTCTTGCCAGTCCCCGTGTTGGGCCCACTTGTGCAAGACCTCAATTTTCTCCGCCCTGTCGTAGAAGCATTGGGAGTTCGTGCATACCCAGACGCTGGACAGCAAAAGACATTTGTGCGCCCAACCATCACAACTCATACTTCAGTTGCGACTCAATCAACAGAACTCTCAGCAGTATCTGCAACGACCATGGTTATTGCCGCAAACTCAGTAACTAAAACCACACTTGCTGGTCAGGTCACATTGAGCGCACAAGACATTTCGTTCACGAGCCCTGCAGCAATGCAGTTGATCTTGAATGACCTTATGGGTGAATACATGATCGCTTCTGACAACCTTGCAGCAGACAACTTGCTTACAGCAGCAACATCATCTGGTGTTTGGGACTTGTCAGTAACTGACCTTTACAAGTCAATCTTTGACGCAGCGAACGACATTTCAGCCAACCGCAACTGGCTTCCAACCCATCTTTTCTGCAGCGTCGATGTATGGGCGCAACTTGGGCAATTGGTGGACACAACGGGCAGAGCAATTTTTCCTCTCATTGCGAATGGTCTAAGCGGTTACAACGCTGCTGGTTCACAGTCAGCAACATCATGGAACGGAAACCCACTTGGTTTGCAACTTGTCGTAGATAGCAACTTTGCTGCAAAGACAATGATTGTCACACGAGTAGGCCAAGGCCAAGGCGATGCTTTCGAGTATTATGAGGCACCTCAATCTTTGATGAGTTTCGAAAACCCATCAGTTTTGGGCAGGACAATGAGTTTCCATGGTTTCGTTTCAACCTTCGCAAGTATCCCCGGCATGATTCGCAAAATCACTCAGGCTTAGTCCGAAAGGCGGCTACCGCCGATGGCTACATACGAGATTATTTTCAACCAACGCATAGACAACTATGCAGTGGTTCAAACTCTCACAGACAACGATGTTGCAGTCGGTGAGTCAATCACTGTCTCAGGTCTTGGGTCTGGGCTAAACGGAACCTTCACTGTTTACGCCCAGCCTCAGTACCT